AGAATGGTCGGGCTCGTGTTGGGTTCAATCTGTTGACGTACGGGTACATTCATAGACATTGCTTCCTGACAGCGACCATAAAAAGAACACGCCTCCCTTTGATGCGTTGCGCCTGACCAATAGCTTGTGTCATTGCCCCCCGCGCATTTAACGTTGTTTGGATCGTGCTTGACGCCAAAGCATAGGGGGCCAACCCAGCCGCAAGACGCGCACACGCTCTCTTCAGACCCGTTGGCATTGCACGCCGTTTGAACCGTGTGTCGTCTGCAGCTTGGGCAGAGCGCGCTTTCCATAAACCTCCTCGGGGGCTAGCGGGGCTTGCCTCCAGTTCTCTTATGCCTGCGCTACCCGCTACTCTTTCGGCTATTACGGCGTGCTAGTTTGAGGGAGCGCTATGCAAAAACTCAGTGGTATGATCCTGGACCCCTTCGACGATGCCGAAGGCCGCGTGATGCGCGCGCTCTATCCTCGTTATGAAGATGTACCCTCTTTTGTGAAAACCGCGATGACGGTTTCCCAAGAGGAACTTCAAGCTCTTCCCGACGATGTATTCGCCTTGGTGTTGCGCCAGGGGGATGTAACTCTTCGCAAGTATGCGTGTGTCGATACAGGGAATACCGCGTTGAACGTGGGGTACTTCTTGGCCACTTTCGACAAACTCCCCGTCGAAGCAGTGAAGGTAGCGGCGCACAGTTTGATCACGGCGTGCGGCTGGTACGACATCGATCCGCCTGAAGCATTGAAGAAGCTGAGCACGGGGCTTTTGCCTACGGTGGGGCGCCAACGGGTGTGGAAGGACAGTGAGGGTACGCTGTACGGAAGCGATGGATCGAGCTGGGATCTTCAAAAGACGGCGGATGTTATCGGCACGATGGACATGCCCACGCAGGCGCCCATGGATAGCGTGGTGCGTAAAAAGCCGGCGCTGTCCGTCGCGAAGACAGCGGAAGAAGGCATCGCGCACCTGGTGGACACGGATAAGAAAACCGAAGGGGACGACGACACCGTACTCGAGCAGACGTTCGGGATTACTGCGAAGAATCCAGCCAAGGAGCCACAAGTTACGGCGGTGCTGCGCCCGCATGTGGACGTGACGGATAAAGAACCGCCGAAGCTGGTGAGCGAGAAGACCGCACGGTATTACGCGCTGCCCTATGCGCAGCGTTACCCTCTCGATACACATGCGCAGGTAAAAGCGGCGAGCGCGTACTTCGATGCGTATGTCCGCCTTATGGCTCCAGAGGATCGCCACACGTTCGCGGTCAATCTGGTGAAGCGCGCCGAGCCGCTTTCCATCGGTCTAAGCAAGACCGCTATGCAGTACGGGCAAACCGCGTACGCACCGGCGGAACACATTGAAGCGTGCATCGAAGGGCGCGTTCAGCTGCTTCAGCCCCACGTGGATGGATTTACGGAGGCGGAGAAGACCGCGAGCCAGCATGCCATCGGTCTTTACCAGGAGCTGTTTCACAGCCGGGCGCTTTTAACTCCCCCGGTGTTTGCGCGGACGCTTTCGGAGATCGATAAGCTGGCGGGTCTTGATGAATTTTGGGACCAAGACGTTGTCGACCCCTTCCTGTCCACGTTCTATAAGACCGCGGAACAAGATGATTCGAGCGATGCCCTCATCGTGGGTAACGAATACATGCGCTTGACGGACTTGAAAGCCCTTGCGGCTAACAAACCCGCTACGTTGCGAAAGCGGTTCAGCGAAGAGCTTGTTACGGCGTTCCAGAAGGATCCGGTGGGTATCTTCGAATCGCTCCCCCTGGACCAACGCTTGGTTTTGATGCGCATCGCTAATGGTGCAACCGAAACGCGAATGGCGTAGGGTAAGGCCGATACATGCCGACCTTGCTCCGCCCCGACGATCCGGATATTCAGAAGCTCGAGCGGCTTGCGGTTAAAGGAACGAGTGAAGACGAAGCCAAGACGCTGGCGCAGCTTCTTCAAGAAGAACCCGAAGACAACGCCACGCAAGTCGCTGAGGTGCTCGAAACGCCAAGCACCAAAGTGGTTTCTTCGGCGGCTCCTTCACCGACCACCATCAACCTGTTCCAACATCCGGACGCGCACCCCTATGTGCTCGACGTGGCCCTTCTTCGTCGCTATGGCCCGGCATGGATGGGTTGGGAACCCGACCTCTTAGAAGCCAAGATCCTGCTTGATTTCCACACGCGCAGCATCAGCGATCTGACGCGCGACAAGATTCAAGCACTCAAGACGCTTCATCTAGTCGACACGTTCTGGGATTCGTGGCTCGTGTTTGTACCCTGCGCCATGGCCTTGTCCGGGGTGCATGCGGACTTTCGGGTCCTGAACGCTTTGACCGTCCCCCAAGCCATGATTGCGGTCGACATCGCGGCCAAGCTGCGTACCGACGTACCGTACAGCCTTGACGTGCGTACGTACCTCGCGGTGGTGCACCTGCACGACGGCATGGTGTGCCCGATCGAACCCCTGACCGATATCGTGGACGTCGATACGTCGCGTTACGATCTCGACGTACCCAAGATTCGAGCTCAATGGGATGCGGTGCGTAAAGACGATCGAGCGCCGGAAGGGTTAACACCCGAAGCGGTTCAGCTACAGCGCATGCTCGAAGCCCATCATCTTTTAGAGGAGAGCCGGCAGCATCTGAGCGACCAGCTGCCCCTTGTTTACCATGCTTGATCCGCTTCTTTTGCATTACATGCACGAGGCGTTGCAGAAGGAAGCGTTCTTAGGAGGGTTGGCACGCGGCGCCCTGACCGCGGCCTCTCAGAAGCTGACGCAGTCGGGGGCGGGCGCCGCTTTGCAAAGTGCTGGACGCGCGGTGGGGGGCCAGATGGTACGTTCCGCGGGTAACGTGGGCGCGGGCATGGGCCTCGGGGCGGCTGCGGGCGGCGCGCTCGGCGCGGCACACGGCGCCTACCAGGGGTACAGCAAACCAGTCGAAGAAGGGGGAGGTACGCTGGGCGCTCTTTCGGGCGCACTCGCCGGCGGAAGCCGGGGCGCCTTGATTGGCACCGCCGTGGGGGGTGCCGCGGGGTTGGCTTCGGGGGGCCGCGGGGCGGGGACGGTGGCGCAGCTCACCGCGGGCAAATACAACCCGCTTGGTTTGGCGGCTCGGTCTGGGCAGCGCCAGCTTCACTCCGTGACCGGGTTGGTCCCTGGGGGCGCCGCGCGGGGAACGCCGCAGTACGCGCAAGCCCTGACGCAGTTGAACGTCGGGGGTTTGAAAGATCACTTGAATGCGGCGGAGAAGGCGTTGCAACGGGGCAACATCCCCGCGATGGATCAAGTGAACGGGCGGTACCGTCAGGCGCTCGAAGGCGCGCAAAAGGGGCAGACCAGCTTGGCGGGGATCGCTCAGAACTTCCAGGAGAAGGGGCTGCGCGAGGGCGGTAAAGATGTGCTGCAGCACGGTCTCGGCAATGCGTGGAGGGGGCAGAGTACGTTAGGCAAGGCCGCGTTGATCGGCACCCCGGCCGCCGGCGCTGCCCTTGCCGCAGCGCAGCCCAGTGATCCGAATGATCCCGACGCACCGAGCACGAAAGGGGAGCAAGTCGGGGGTGCCCTTGGAAGCGGGGTAGCGTCCGCGTTGACGCCTTTCGTGGGTTCCACGGGGGGTCGTGCAATTGGGCACGTGGGAAGCGCTGTGGGCGGCACCATCGGGAAAGGCATCGGACAATTGGTGGGTGTGAAGAAGAACCAACCGCCATCCATGACGCTCGGCGGTGGCGCCGCGACCCCCGGCGCGCAGCCGGGTCTCGATAGCCCCCAAGTTGAACGAGTGATGACCAACGCAGCGCAAGGCAAACCGCCGGATAACCTGATGTCATGAGCTTCTCCTTCGGTAACTTTGCGATGGGCTCCCCCACGAGCCCTGGGCGCTTTCAAGGGGGCATGACCCGCGGCCGTATTCAGGGCGGCAACGTGCAAGGGGTCAATTACCCGAGCCCTTTCTTTGATGTCGCGCACACGTACTTGCCGACCACGGTTAAGCAGCTTTTCAAGTTCTGCCGGTACTACTTCCTGACCAACCCGCTCATCAACGCCATCATTGTTAAGTTGGCGGAATATCCGGTGACAGACGTAGTCGTGGACCACGAAGATCCCGAAGTTGTACGACGGTGGAGCGAGTACTTTAATGAAACCATCCGCATGCGATCGTTTCAGATTGAGTGCGGCTTGGACTACCAGTGCTACGGCACGTCGGCGGTCAGTCTTTCCTTCCCCTTTCAGAAATACCTGACGTGTACATCCTGCGGCTTCAGTGAACAGGCGCGCAAGATCCGTGAGTATTGGCTGTACACGAGCCACGAGTTTCGTTTGTCGTGCCCCAAGTGCGGGCAGACGGGTGCAGCAACTCCGAAGGATTGGTATTACCGCGACGCCAGCTCTATTCGTCCAGTGCGCTGGAGCGTGGAAGACATCGAAGTCAGCTACAACGACATCACGGGCGAGTGCACGTACTTCTATACGCTGCCCGCGCCCATTCGCGCCGACGTTACCCTGGGAAAAAAGGACATCGTCGAGGGCATGCCCCAAATCTTTCTTCAGGCAATTCGCCAAGAGAAGGGGGTCGTTTTCAGCAAGGCCAACCTTTTCGTAATGAAGCGGCCAACGCTGGCGTTCCAAGATCGCGGCTGGGGTATCCCGCTTATCCTGCCCGTTCTCAAAGATGCGTTCTACTTGCAGATCATGAAGAAGGCGCAGGAAGCGCTTCTGCTTGAGCATATTGTTCCCCTACGCATTTTGTTTCCCCAAGCGGCTAGCGGAACTACCGATCCATTCACGACGATCAATCTTCTCGATTGGCGTGACCAAGTTGCGATGGAGCTCGCGCGTTGGAGGCAGGACTGTGTGACGCCAGAGTCTTGGGTGGAAGCTGAGGCTGGGGTTGTACAAGCGGGGAGCGTGAAGAAGGGTGATCGTCTCCGTGACCACACAGGGTTCTTGTCTACTGTTGAGAAAGTATGGCGCCGCCCCCTACGTGACGGCGAGCGCGCGTACCAAGTTGTTGTACGCGGTTTGCACGGTGCTGTGCCCTGCGTGTCAGAAGGCCACCCGTTCATTGCACGACGGAAGTTCAACAATGGCAACGGGCACAAACTTGGAGGTGAGACTAAGCCCATCCGCGTGAAGGACCTGCGCGTGGGGGACTACATCGGGTACCCCGTACCGAAGTATCCCGCGTCGGAAGCGAGTACACTTGATCTCGCAGAGTTCGTGGACAATGCAGTGACCAACGACTGGGTCTACGTAGACTATCGAGACGCTGGTGTTCCCGAAGCGTACGAGCACTTGGCGTCGGGCGCAGAAGCTACAGATCGACAAGCATTGCTCTCGGAAAAGGGTTGGTCGGTCAACCAGTACAAGACCGCGCAGAATGCGATCCGTGAGCAGCGCGTACCCCGTCGTGTTACCCGTTACATCGCCTTTGACGAAGAGCTGTGCTGGGTCTCTGGGTTGTACCTGGCCGAGGGGAACGTCACGCCGAAGCAGGTTCTTTTCTCGCTGCACAGGGACGGGGCGGAATTCGTGGCGCGCCTCGATGCGTTCTTCCTGAAGAACTTTGGAACCGAAGGGTTTACCGCGGAAAAGAGTGAACAGGGCATCCAGCGTGTCTACTCAAGCACAGTAGCCGCCCAGTTTTTCCATAGCCTGTGCGAGGGTACATCCGTCAGGAAGCGCGTGGCAGACGAGTTGAAGCACGCCGGGGAGCGGCGCGTCGCTTCACTTCTTCACGGCTACTTCGACGGCGACGGTTGTTACCACGAGGGCCACAAAACGGAGAAGCGTGACGCGATTACAGCCAGCCGACAGCTCGCTGCCGACGTTCGCAATCTTCTTCTCGCCTATGGGTTCATCCCGGGTCTTACACGTCAAGAACCGGAAGCCTACTGCATCAACGGGAAGACGGGCGTGTCCAGCGGTTCGTACAAGATATCGCTTCACGGCGGCATGGCCCTGCGTTTTGACGCTTGGCTACGCGGTGAGCCGCTCCCACACGTAGTTCACTGCAACATCGGGCTCTTTAAGGACGGCTACGTGTGGCATCGCATCGAGGAGCTCCGGGAGGTAGAAGCCAAGGAGGTGATCGGTTTCCAGATGACCTGTGGTCCCGTCGTTACCCTCGAAGACGACACGGAAACGCACGGCACGTTCTGCTTGTGGGGCATGGCCTCAGTTAACACGAACTACATCCCGATCATGCCCCTACCCCTGGGTAATCAGACCATTGGTGGGGATGGCAAAGCGCTCTTGATGAGTCAAGAAATGCAAATGCTAGGCGAGCAGATCATGATGGGCATGGGTGTGCCCCGGGAGTTTTTGCAAGGCGGCTTGTCCTGGGCTGGCAGCAACGTGTCCATGCGCATGCTCGAGAACACGTTCTTGAGCTTCATCGGCCGACAGCGGCAGATGGTCAATTGGATCATGCAGCTCGTCTCCCATTTCATGGGGTGGCCCAAGGTCAATGTACGGCTCAAGCCGTTCAAGATGGCCGACGACATGCAACGTAAGAGCTACTTGTTCCAGCTGAACCAAGCGAACAAGATCAGCGACACCACGCTACTGGCGGACGCCGACCTCGATATTGAAGATGAGAACGACATCATGATCCGCGAGAGCGCCAGGCGCTTGGCGGCGGTGAAGAAGCAACAGCTCGCGATGGCCGAGATTCAAGGCGAGAGCCAGGTCATCATGATGAAGATGCAAGCCAAGGCGCAGCAAACGATGCAGCAAGCGCAGCAGCAACCTTTGGCACCGGGAGAGCCCGGGGGGCCCGATGGCGCCCTGAACGCGCAGCAAGCGCAACAAGCAGCACAGCCACCCCCCGTCCCCATGTTGCCTGGGCCTGCGCCTGCGCGCGGGTACTCTTCGAGCGTGCCAGCCGGCGCGCAGAGCTCCCTTAGTATCGATCAGGACTTGGGGTCGTCCGCCGGGAACGAGAAGATGCCCGTCGACTTGGTTCAGCTGGCCACTGGCTACGCCAAACAGATCGCGCAGCTTGATCCAGACATGCAAGAGATGGCGCTCAACGCTCTGGCGGCGCAGAGTCAAGACCTGGCCGATTTGGTGACTGAACTCATCAGTAAAGAACAACAGAGCGCCGCCCCCGCAGGCGACGCCGTCATGCTGGGCGACGCTCAGGGGGGCTCGGAAACGGGGGGCGTGGACATGCGTCCGTTGCCCGAAGCATTGCCCCCACGGCGGATGCAGGCGTTGATCTAGCTATGGGTACGAAGCTGCATGAAGCCCGCTTGCCCGATGGGCGGCACTACTCTTGGTCGTTTTTCTGCCCGGGGTGTCAGTCGGTTCACTGCGTTACGAGTGGCTGGTCCTTCAATGGATCCTCTACGGCGCCGACCTTTTCTCCACCTGTCTTGGTGCATGCAGAGCCGGCCGTTGGTTACCCACGGTGTCACTCCCACGTGACGAATGGCGAGATCGCGTATTGTTCAGATTCTACGCATGCGCTGGCGGGAAAGACCGTGCCGTTACCGGACTGGGATGCCACCAGGTTTGCTGCAGACAAGCTCTTACATCCAGAGCAAAAGAACAGCTAAAAGAAACACGGGGCGCCCTCCGAAGAGAGCGCCCGGTTCTTAGAGCTTTTGGCTCTTGTCGCACACCACTAGGTGTCCCCAGGGTGCCGGGCGTCGCGCGTAGGGGCTTCGCACGATGCACCAGATGACGTCTAATCCGCGAGGAGATTTTGCGGGCGCTGTGCCATCGCCGTCGGTGTAGTAAACGAGCAGGTTAGCGTCGCGGTACTTCCTTCTTACGTAATCGAAAACTTTGGTGAAGTCCGTTCCTCCCCGGCCCTTGTAATCGATCTTTGGTAAGTCGCGTAGGCGAATACGCCGATCAGATTGAACGTAGACATCGACTTGAAGGTGCACTGCTTCTTCGATGCCCACGCTGCGCATCAAGTGATACACCTCGCTGCGCGCGCTGAGGAGTTGCTTGTGGCCCATGGATCCCGAGGTGTCTTCGACCAAGACAACGTTGGGACGATGGTCCACCAATCCCGCGCAAAGCACACCTGCAAGCTGCCCTCCGACGCTGGGGTTTCGCATGGAGTAAACAGAGTTTCCGGCGATGTGCTCTGCGCTGCGTTGAATGAGGCGGCGGCAGAGCTTACGCCAATCCACTTCGGGCGCGTTGTAGCGCGCTTTGATCATTGTCTTGAAGCGCCCAGGGCCGTCGAGAGCCGCTTCAATCGCATCGAGGGTTTGTTGTTTGGCGCAGAGGACCTCGGCTTCATTCTTCCCGTAGGCGGCGTCGAGCGCCGCCTCGAGTTCTTTGTTTACAGCGTGCCCTCCCCCGGAGCCACAACCGCCCGCGCCGATCTTGGGTTGCCAGGATGTGGCGGCTTGCTTCGGCTGCTTGCCGTCCATGAGCTGTTGCAGCGTTTTGTTTTTTCTCCGCAGCTCTTCCTCGAGCAGGCTGTAGTACTGCTCGAGGGTCAAGTTGGGGGGATGGTTGTAGGTCGAGGGGTAAATAACCCAGGAGGGCAATGGCCACTTTTCTTCTTGAAGGTTGAAGTTGATGGCTTCATCGGCGGCGATGCCCGCTAGGTTTTCATCGGGGAGGGCGATGACACGTTCAAAGCCGCGTAGAATGTGTTCACTCTCATGTACGAGGCAGCTGCCGATAACATCTTCTGCCTGAACTTCAGGATCGGACAGCAGCCAGGGGCCGTTAACGTAGAGCACCAAGCCCTGCGTAATGCCCATGGTGGTCCCCGGGACGTCAACCACTTCCACCACCATGTCGAGCAGGATCCCGTCATAGTAGTCGGCGCGAGAGTTGACGTAGGCACGTCCGAGGGAAAGGCGTGAGAGTGCCTCAGAGACGATAGAACGGTCCATCAGGTAACCCCGATGTACTTTAGGTGCCCCTTGTCGTAGAGCAGGCCAGTGGTCTGCGCTACAGCTTCTTGAAGATGAGGGTCTGGATGGTTCCCGTCGTAATGGGCACGAAGTAACGTCTTCGCGGGGCGTGTACAGACATCGGCGTAACCAAAGCTCGCCGCGTTGAACAGCAAGAGCCAGCAGCTAGTTGCCAGCTGCGCTCCCCTTACGGGGTCCGCTTCGTTAGCTACGTAAATGGCGCACGAGGACAGCACCGTGCGTACAACATCGAGCTGCTTAGGAATCTGCCAGCCCTTCAGGAGTACGTCTTCGGGATTGGGCAAATTCAGCTTCTTCATGAAGACGGCCCAGTCGGCAGCGAGCCCTGCGCCGACCAGGCCCGCAACGACGTCGAGCTGGGTGCGCTCTCCTAATCCAAGGCAGCGGGCGGTGGTGACGCCGTTGACAGCCCACGACCACGTACGGTGAGAAGGCCAGGGGCCCGCGGCGCGGGGGTCGTCTGCCTCTGGTTGGTCATAGAGGCGGTAGTGCTCCTTTCCATCATCCTCCCCCTCTCCCTTTTTCAGCTTGTAGGTGCCGCCCGACGACGCCAGAAAATCGTGGGTTACGCGTAATACAGCGCCGAAGTGAAGCCCCCAGTTGGCGCGAACGCGGGCTTCACTGTTGGTCAAATTGGGGATGTCGGGCTCGTACTCATCGTTCATGTATTCGTCCCATTGCTTCAGCGTAGGATTTGTGTACGCGTAGTGCAGTACGCGGTTAGCGAAGGGGATTTCAAGCTCTCGGCCGTTAGCTGCAATATCTGGGGGGTTCATTGCGAGAACAATGCGTACACCCGGGGGCAGCTTGTACTCACCGATGGTGCGCTCATTCATCAAGGAGAGAAGCGCTGCCTGTACTGCGCGCGGCGCGGATGAAATCTCGTCGAGAAAAAGAATGGCACGTTCGTCGTTGATGGCAGCGCGAATCTGGGGCAGCGCGCATTCGAGAGAGAAGCCAACGGGCGTCATAACCGGGTAGCCCCCGATGTGCTCCGGGATCTTCGTGGAGGCGAAGATCGGGTAGACGTGCAAGCCCAGCATCTTTCCGATGGCGTAGATGCGCTCGCTTTTGCCAACGCCCGACCCTCCAATGGAGCATAAATTGATGCCCCAATTGCCTTCTTGGAAGGGCGCCATCGGCCCTTTGGCGAGCGGCGTGGACATGCTAGCCACCAGCAAACTCTCAAAGCGATCCATGTTGTTTTCTTTCTTCGATGAATGCGACAACGTCAGGACAAAAACGAGCCGGCATGGCCGTTTTCAAGAAACTACCCCGTACAACAAGAAACCCGTCTTCATCCGCCAAGGTGAAGGGCACGTAGAGTCCCCCGGGAATACGCACAGCTGTTTTGCGGTTCTCTGCTTCTTGTAAACTAGCCCTAAAAAGGGCGCGTAGCGCTTCGTCGTCGAGAGCGCTAGCGGCCTGCCAGCGCTCTCGAGCACGACGAAAGGCATGCGGGTCCACGAGAACGTGGGTCAACCGCACACGGATCTCCTAGGCACTCTCGGTGGGCTCACTTTGCACAACGCGAATATCAATGCGCATGGGTTCTACCGCAGCGATTAGACCGAATAGAACGTTCAGCTCCCGTTGCTTGAGCAGTGAATCCTGCTCCTTGATGTCTTCAGTGCCTTCATACAGGCCGACGTTAACGCCGTATTCCTTAAGAAACCGGTAGAGAAGCTGCGCCAGCGTTCGTTTGTCGCTATGCGCTTTACCACTGACCGTTACCGTGAGTGTGTTCATGTATTCCTTCGTGCAATGCAGTACCCGGCCGCCCGGTTACAAGGCCCGTTGCGCCAGCAGCGCGTGGTGATTCCTTCCACGCATTCGTTGTTCTGTAGAATGTGCTCCCCGGTACCCCACAGCCCTTCCAAGAGGTTCAGGTTGATGTCGTTGCAGCATACGGAACAGATGTACTCAAAAGGCGGTATCGTAATAAAATCCAGGGCCCATTCGCGGTTGGGGGCGCGATCGGAAAGAACGAAGCTACCGTCATAGACGATCCCCGTTTTTTCCCCCTGAAGAATGTCGGAGCCGCACCCTGTGCAAGCGGCCACAACAAATGCACCGCTTACGAGCACGGGAGGCTGGTCCTTGTAAATGTAGCGAAGGGTTGAGCGTGTTTCATCCCAGCAATCTTCATGCAGATAGTAGGGATGGTACTGATACTCGCCATCTGCGGCCAGAAGGGGCAGAGGTACTTCGAAGACCCGCCCACAGTCATCTTGCGTAACGTTCGCAATGACAATGTGCAGTAGACAAATTGGCGTCTCAGCCGCTACGAGTTTGCTGCAGCTGTTGCACACGTGGTCACTTTGCATGACGACGCGGTTCGCCAGTGTTTCCCTAGCCAGGCTGCTCATTGCCATGTCATTACCTCCCGTTGAATGTGCAGCCAGCGTTTACTGAGCGCTTCGAGGCTCAAGTCGCGGGGGCACCCTAAGGGGTCGAAATCCCCCAAATAGGTATCGAGGAATTGTTCATCGACGCGCTCCCCCGTGTGCAAGTAACGTGGGAGATCAAAACCATGAAGCAACAAGTCAGATACGCGATAGTCATTTTGTTGGCGTAGTTCAAGCTCACGTAGAAAGAGATCGTCTTCAACGTCGTCTGGGTAGGCATGCAGCCCTACCCACCCACGGCGCCTATCTCCGATTTCGTAGCGTTCTTCTTGTGTCCAAGGATTGATGTCCCCCGGTTTTGCATCCCCGCAGAGTAATTCGAAGTCGAACTGCCCGATGAAAGACACGATTCCATATTGATCAACCACGCGCAGGCGCAGGGGGTCTTTGCTGCGCACAGAGCGCGTAAGAAGCGTGGTGCGCTCTTCGAGTACAGGGCACAGCGTGTTCTCAACGGTCCAGCGGCGCTGCGGCATGATGGGGTCTTGGAAGGTTCTACCCCACAGGCCCAATAGTGATGTTAATAGACGGGTGCCGGGAATGACTTCGAACTCTTTTGTTAGCGGCACGACGAGCCTCCTCTTGGGGTAAAAAACCACTGTGGTCTGCGAGCCACCAGGCAATGCCCTGGAGAACGCCGACCACCGCGGCTAATAGGAAGAGGGGGACCTCTCCCTGTTTCATGCAGCGTTGCTTCCTTTCTTCGGTACAGTTGGGGGTTCTTCGCTGTCGGGTTCTCCTTCGTCGAAGGTCATGTAGAGCTCCGCAACGTCCTGGGAGAGCTGTGACGTTTCCGGGGGTATCGGCGGTGTTTCTTTCTTGGGGGTTTGCTTTCTCATCGTGATTGTTATCCCTGCGAAACTGCGTTTCTTGTAGGAGCGAACCTCCTCGCGGTACGCTAGGCGGCCATGGCCTACCTCAATCCCAAGGAAGCGTTCGCCGACTTGAAGCAGAACGTCATCGAGGGGTTGCAAGCGCACTTCCCCATCACGGGGTCAAAGCAGAGCATCCATCTCGAGGGCGTCGACGTGCGTGAGCACGCACGGGATTTCAATGATCTAACGGAGCAACACAAGGCCAAAGTCGAGGGGCGCTCCTGGACGGTACCGGTCTTTGGGGCGCTGGCTCTGAAGAACAATCAAACGGGAGAGGTCCTCGATCGAAAGAGCATTCAGCTGGCGGACTTGCCGTACATGACCCAGCGGCACGCCTACATCGTTGATGGGCGGGAATACCAGGTGGATAACCAGTGGCGCCTTAAGCCAGGCGTGTACACGCGCCGTAAAGAAGACGGGGAGCTGAAGTCTCAGTTCAACGTGCAGGGAAAGCGCCCCTTCGACATCACGTTGGATCCAGAGACCAAGGTTTTTTCCATGATACGCGGGGACTCAAAGAACATCCCCGTCTACCCCCTCATGAAAGAGCTCGGTGTCGACGACGACACGCTTCAAGCATCCTGGGGGAAAGAGGTCTTGGCGGCGAACCGAGGCGCCCGCGCAGCGGGTACGGCGCTTGAGCGCTTCTACAAAGCTGACAAGAAGCGTGCACCGACGAGCACCGAAGAAGCGCGGCAGCACTTCATCGATACGATGGAGGGTTCGAAGATACGCCCCGAGGTGACGCAGATAACGCTTGGGAAGCCCTATGACCACGTGAACGGGAATCTATTGCACGACGTTACGACCAAGATGATTGGCGTGCAACGCGGCGAGATTCCTGAGGATGAGCGAGACAGCCTCGTCTTCAAGGATTTGCACACGGTGGCCGACTTCGCCAAGAAGGGCCTGACCGACTGGAAGACGAAGAAAGCGCTCCAAGCGCGCACGGCACGTAAGATCAATACCGCCACCAGCATCCGCCAGGTGATTCACGGCAACATGTTCAGCAGGCCGGTTAAAGCTACATTCACCGAGAACGCGCTGGCGCGTACGGCCGATCAGGTCAACCCCGTCGAGATGCTGACTTCGAGCTTTCAAACGACCATCATGGGGCCCGGGGGAATCCAGAGCGACAACGCCATCAGTGAGTCGGCAAAGCTCATAAACCCTAGTCAAATCGGGTTTTTGGATTCCATACATACCCCCGAAGGGTCCAAAACTGGGGTAACTTTGCACCTTCCGATGGGTGTCATTAAACGCGGGAACACGCCTCTCATCCCGGTGTACAACCTGCGCACGCAGCAGATGGACCACATTGATCCTGTGACGTACCACAAGTCCGTGGTGATGATGCCCGACCAGGTAACGTGGAATAAGAGCACGCCCATCCCCGTGGGTAAGCGCGTGATGGTGTCGCAGAAGGGCAACGAGCTGGTAGAGGCCGACGCTTCTTCCGCGGACTACGTGATGCGAAGCCCAAGTCAGCTTTTCAGCATGACTTCGAACTTGATTCCTTTTCTAGGAAACAATTCAGGTAACCGCGCGAGCTACGCCACCCATCATATCGAGCAGGCGATCAGCCTGCACGATCGGGACGCTCCCCTAGTCCAATCGGGAACAGGGCGGGCGACGGGTGTGCGTACCTTTGAAGAATTCATGGGACGGCAGTCTGCCCACATCGCGCCTACGGCGGGTACGGTGACAAAGGTCACGGCCGACGCGATCACCGTGCAGGATAAGGAGGGTAAGGACCACCACGTCACCATCTACAACAACTTTCCCCTCAATGATCCAAAGGCAGTTCTTCATAGTACGCCGGCTGTAAAGGAGGGGGATGCGGTTACACCGGGGCAGCTTCTGGCCGATAACAACTTCACGCGCAATGGTCAGTTGGCACTCGGAAAGAACTTGCTGGTCGCCTACATTCCTTTTAAGGGACACAACTTCGAAGACGGCATCGCTATTAGCCAGACCGCCGCCGCCAAAATGGCGAGTGAGCACATGCATAAGCCGTCGATTACGTTGGGGCCTGATGCCATTACGGGCCTCGCGAAGTACAAGGCGTTGCACCCAACATCCTTCGAGACGCAGCAGCTAGAACACCTGGATGACGCAGGGGTCGTACGCGTTGGTCAAACCGTGCGTACGGGCGATCCGCTGGTGGTGGCATCCCGCCCGTTTGACTCCAAGGGGTCGTACTCTCTGAGCAAGATTCGTAAGAGTCTAAGCAGTCAAACGCTGGACTCCAGCTTGACGTGGAAGAGTGATCATCCCGGTGAAGTGGTGGGCGTTCATCGAGATGAAGAGGGTAATGTCACCGTACATGTGCGCACCGTAGAGCCTATGCAAGTAGGCGATAAAATGTGTTACGACGAAGAAACGGAGATGCTTACCGCGCGCGGGTGGCTTCCAGTGGCGGATGTAACGTGTGCCGACGAAGTCTGCTCTCGTGTTGACGGGCACATTGTTTATCAAAGTCCCGATGCGGTTTTTGCTTACCCAACCGGCGGGCGTATGTACCGCATCAAAAGCCGGCAGGTCGACTTACTCGTTACCGATAAGCACGACATGTTTGTCAAGGAGCGGGGGGCCTCCGACTTTTTGTTGACGCCGGCGGCTACGCTTTTTGGTCGTCGCATTCGCTACGCCAAGAGTGGGCTCTGGCAAGGGCATGACCCGGAGTACATTGCCTTCCCCGCTCTGTGCGTTCGTGCCGGTCAGTACGGTAACGGTTCTCGGATGTTGCCCGAAGTACGGTTGCCCGTCTCGGTGTACTGCATGCTCTTGGGGGCCTACGTGTCTAACGGGCACACGTTTGATCAGCCGGGGGACTACGGCATCGCCATTGACAAAGCAACGGGACCGCAATTCGAAGAACTGTGCCGTGCGCTAACCGAGGCGAACATCGCCTTCAGTCGTACGAACGGCGCGACCTGCTCCCGCGTTACCATCCATTCCAAGCAATGGCTTGAGCACTTTCGTGTTCTTGGGCGTGCACGCGTCAAGTACATCCCGGAGCACATCTTCAGTTTTTCGCGGGACAGCCTCTGCATTCTCTTTAAGTGGTTGATGTGGGGGAATAGTTCTTCAATGATGACGGGGCGTCCTGTGGCGTACTTTACCTCGTCAAAACGTCTAGCCGATGATGTTCAGCGTTTGGCTCTGCACGTGGGCTACGCCGGTAACGTCCGTATTCACGCCGAGGAAGGGTGGCAAACGATCAAAGGTAAGCCCTCGTGGTGTGCGCGTTCCTACGAGGTGCGCATCGTTACAACGAAGCTGGAGCCTCAGGTTAATAACGGCCACGTAAAGAAGCAGCGTGCTCAAGAAGAATACTTCGTCGAGAACTACACCAAGCCGGTGTACTGCGTCCGTGTTCCCGGGCACGTTGTCTACGTTCGCCGAAACGGTAAAGCTGTTTGGTCGGGCAACTCGGGGCGTCACGGGAACAAGGGGGTCATCACCACTATCCTTCCCGACAAAGAGATGCCGCACACAGCGGACGGGCGTCCAATTGAAGTCGTCTTGAATCCTAGCGGCGTTCCCGGGCGCATGAACATGGGTCAGGTCTTGGAAACGGCGGCCGGTAAGATTGCAGAGAAGACGGGGCAGACCTACATCGTCAACAACTTCGAGCACGGTGTAGACCAACTCGATCGTGTGAAGAAGGCGCTCAAAGAACACGGGCTTACGGATACCGAAGAAGTAATTGACCCCGTGAGTGGGCAATCCCTCGGTAAAGCTTTGGTAGGTCCTCAGCACCTTCTGAAGTTGAACTTTCAAATTGATAAGAAGGTGAGCGTGCGCTCTGGTATGCCTCTTGAGGGTGCCGAACCAGAGCATTATGATGCGGACACGCTCATTCCCGCGCAAGGGGGTAAGACGGGCGGGCAGTCCATGGGTAACCTGGGATTGTACGGGATGCTCGCGCACGGTGCGAAGCACAATATCCGGGAGATGCAGACTTGGAAGAGTGAGGGTGCGGATCGAAAAGAGCGTTGGGACAGCCTTCACAATGAAGTGTGGCGTGCCATTCAAACGGGGGAAACACCACCCCCTCCGAAGAAGACCTTCGCGTTCCAAAAGTTCGAGGACATGCTGACGGCTGCGGGTATCAACGTCACGAAGCGCGGGCATACACTTCAGTTGACTCCCCTCACCAATCAACAGATTCTCGCGCAAAGCGCGGGGGCGTTACCCAATCCGGGCTACAGCGTCATTTCGAAGAAGGGTAAAGCAGGGGATGAGCCCGTCGCGCGTAAAGGCGGCGTCTTCGACCCCGCGATTACGGGAGGACATGGGGGGCAGAACTGGTCGCACATTGTTCTTCCGGAGCCCGTCCCCAACCCCGTATTCGAGCATGCGATCCAGCGTGTTCTTGGCCTTAAAGAGGGGCAGTACGCGGACATCGTTAACGGTGAGGCCGCGGTTAAGGACGGCAAGGTTGTTCCCTTGGGAACAGAGGGCTCTAAAGCGGGGGGTGCCGCCATCGCGCATATGCTGGGTGAGCTCGACGTAAAAGAGGAGCTCAAGAAAGCTAAGGACGCTCTCGACAAGCTCAAGGTACCCGCGAACCTCGCGCATCGAGATGTTACTCCAAAACTTGATCAGCTTTCGAAGCAGGTGCGCTACCTGTCCACTTTGGACAAGGCAGGGATTCATCCAAAGGACGCCTACGTTCTCGAAAACCTGCCCGTGATCCCACCCATCATGCGGCCCGCAAGTTTTTTGCCGAACGGTAACGTACACGAAGCGGATCTGAACAGCTTGTACACGCGCGCTGGGCAGCTCGCGTCCGCAATGCAATCCCCCAACTACAAGTACTTGAGCGACCATGACAAGAAGGAGGATCGCTTCAATTTGTACGACAGCGTGAAAGCGCTCATGGGGGTGGGGGAAGATTGGGCGACCCGGGGCAAGCAAGGCAAGGGAGTGCTCCTTCAAATCGCGGGCTCTGCACCCAAAGAAGGTTACTTCCAGAATACGCTCTTATCGCGTCGTCAAGACATGACCATGCGCGCCACCATCACGCCAGATGCATCCATGGGGCTTGACCAGGTGGGCCTACCGGAAAAGAAGGCGCTCGACTTGTTCCGCCCGTTTGTAGTGAACAAGCTGCAAGAAATCGGAGCCGCTAGTACACCACGGGAAGCGCATGCGCTTTTGTCTGAACCGGGGAAGAAAGATCCCGCGGTGTACCAGGCGCTCGATAAGGTGATGGCGGAGCGCCCCGTGCTGCTCAAGCGCGATCCGGTACTGCACAAGCACGGCGTGCAAGCTTTTTGGCCGCAGCGCGTCCCGGGGAAAGCCATTCAGATTCACCCCTTAACTACCGGGGGCTTCACGGCCGATTTCGACGGCGACACCATGGCACTCTACGTACCCATCGGGCGCGACGCTGTTGAAGAAGCCAAGGGCATGGTGCCTTCCCGAAATGTATACAACGAAGCCAGCGGCAAGGTTATTTACCAGCCGAGTCTGGAAGCCAGCCTGGGCTTGTTCAAACTCTCGCGTGTTACAGGGGATAGCGGAAAGACATTCGACTCCCATGCCGCCTTACTCAAAGCGGCACAAGCGGGAAAGCTGACGGTGACCGAAACCGCAACGGTCGATGGGAAGCCCACGACGGCCGGGCGTATCTTGTTGGCGTCCGCCGTTCCGGAATCGATGCAGCACGACATGTTGCACAACATGAATCTGTCCTTGAATAAAAAGGGTACGGATCGCGTGTACACGCAGATCGCCAAGGAACACAAGGCCGCTTTCGCGGATTCGGCGGTCAAGCTGATGCGCCTCGGGTACGACGCCGCCTTCGGTGTTCTCAAGATCCCTAACCCGGCAACGCAGGGAACGGCGGCGGCTGTCGAGAAAGATGGGGAACACCCCAAGGACAACGTTCAGTACTTGCCTATGGGTACGCATTCCTTGAGCTTGAACGACTTTACGCCGGACAAGGCCACGCGGGATCCTATCGTGGCGGCTGCAACTAAAAAGGTGGAACAGATCAATGCGCGCACGGATCTTAGTGACGCCGAGCGAGAACAGCATGTGGTCAACACCTGGCACGATGCAACGGACCAGATGCTGAAAGAGCATGATACGAAGATGACGGCCAATCCCAATAACCTGTACCTGATGCAGCAAGCGGGTGTGAAGCCGGGGCCTATTCAATACCGGCAGCTTCGCCTGGCCCCGATGCTCATGGTGGACAGCCAGAACCGTGTGATTTCGACGCCGGTAACGAAGAGTTACTCCGAGGGGTTGGACGTGAGCTCCTATTGGACGCAGATGGCCGGTGCGCGCCGAGGATCAGTACTCAAAGTTCAAGAGGTGCGCGAACCGGGGTACTTTACGAAGAAGCTCATCAACGTAACGATGGGCCTACAGGTTACGAAGCATGATTGCGGTACGGATAACGGGCTGCACTTGCCTATCCACTCCCAGGATATCTTTGACCGTACTCTGGCACAGGAACACACCATTGGGGGTGTGACGTACGCGAAGGACACGGTGATTACGCCGCAGGTAGCGTCCACAATCAAAGCCGCGGATAAGAACGCAACTTTGTTGGTCCGCTCAACATTGAAGTGCGACAACGGAACCGGCGTTTGTCAGAAGTGCGCGGGCCTGGCGCCCGATGGGCAGCATTATTCCTTGGGAACGAACGTTGGGATTTTGGCTACGCAAGCTCTTGGGGAACGCGCTACTCAGCTCACGCTCAAAGCTTTTCATGGAGGCGGTGTAGCGGAGCGTGGCGCAAACTTGGTCAACGATTTTATTCGCGTCCAGCAGTTGACGTCTCTGCCCAAGGAAATCCCGAACGCGGCGCGTTTGGCTGCGAAGGATGGTGTGGTTGAGAAAATTGAAGAAGATCCCACGGGTCACGTGGCGTGGATTGGTGGCGTCAAGCACCACATCGCCAACGATGATCAGGGTAACCCGCTCTTCAAACCGCTCCCTGGGCAGACCGAGTCCACCTTACCCGGGGGCACGAAGTGGACGGGGTTGCAAGTCGGTATGAAGGTGCGCGCGGGAGACCCTTTGACGGATCCGGCGCGCACCTATGTCAATCCCCATGACTTGTACGCCGTCACGGGAAGTATGGCTCAAGTGCAAAACCACTTGGTGACGGAGCTGCATGACATTTACGGTCGCGAGGGCGTTCGCCGTCAGAACACGGAGACTGTGGTGCGCGCCCTTAGCGACCTGACCCGTGTCATTAACCCCGGGGATCATGAAACCATGATCAAGGGACAGTACGCGTCGCGTGCCAAAGTGCAAGAAGCCAACCGACAGCTTATAGCGCAGGGTCTTCAGCCGATTCAGCACACGCCGATTATGAAAGGTATCAGCGTGATGCCCCTTGAGGTACAAGAGGATTGGATGGCCAAGTTGAACCATGAGCGCTTGCGGGATCCAGCGCAGGGACTGCCCGCGAGTGCCGCCCTCGGGGCTTCCTCTGATCTGCACGGGAACAACCCGGTAGCAGGCATGGCTTACGGAGCCGAGTTTGGAATGACCAACGTCAACGTCTTCGACAAGCCGCACCTTAAAGACGTCGCGTCCCACGCATACTGATGGGCCGCTACATCACCGATCCCCATACGGATG